TTTTGTGCATAAACAACATAGTCTTCTAAATTACTTTCTAACTTACCAGTATCTTCTTGTGTAAGAATAAGTTTAAATGTATTGTCTATTACACTAAATTGTTTTAATCCAATATCTTTATTTTCAAACCAACAAGTATATTCTGACTCTAGGTCTAATCCATCTTCTGTATTAAAGTCAATATCAAATGGATAAGGATATCCTTTTTCTATATATATATCTATTATTTCTTTTGCCATAATTTATCCTAATAGAAATAAGACTTAATAGTCTCAAGTTGGTCAATATGATTAATACTGCTATTCTTTTTGCTATATTTCATAGCACCTAAGAACATAGACCAAAAGTATTGTGCTTTTTGGAATTGTTCCATATCATTATCTTTCTCATAACATTTACATAGAATAAAGTATCTATAAGCTTCTTCATCACCAGTTCTAATAGTATCATTAAGATTATCTTCTTCTGGAAAAGATATATGCTTTATAGTTAAAGTAACATTATCTTCTGGAGTATTAACATATATTTCATCGTGTCTTCTAATGATTACACCTGAACTATCATCAATACCACTTTCATCATCTGGATATATTTTTCTTGCTTTATTATTACTATCTGTAATTCTTATGTATCTAAGTATTCCATCAATATTATACACATTAGTATCAGCAGATAATTCTATGTCTGTATAAGTAGGATTTTCATTTCTTTCAGATGAGAGATATCTTTTGCATTCATTGTATAAGTCTACTAATTCACTATCATGCCAATATGTACTATCAGTATCTTGTAGCTTATCTCTAACCTTAGTTAATAGTTCTCTTACTATCATTGTAATCCTTTCATAAATAAAAAAAGGTAAGTAGGAAAACCTACCTACCTCTTTAAGATTGTTTAGTATTACTTACTAAGAAGCAATGTTAAACTTGATAGCACCATAAGATGAACCATCAGCATTGAACTCTGTTGAGTCATGTTTAGCTAAAGAGATACCTCTTACAGAACCAATCATAAATCCAGTTTGGTTATCATAATCGAATGTATCTTCACCATACATAATTTCTTTACCATAAGCTAAGAATAAAGCATTAGCACCCATTAATACTGGAGCACCAGCAGCAAATCCTGAATGTTCATGTACAACTACATTATTGAACATACCTAACATACCAGTAACGATAGCATTCTTGTTACCTCTTACATCAGCATTTTGGTTGAAGTTTTTGAAGTCAGCAGACTTTCTAAATGCAGCAGCATCAGCAGGATTAACACCTAAAATAAATACTTCTTCTCCACCATCCATTTTGATTGGCTCAATTTTTCTAGTTTTCTTATCAATAGCAATATTATCATCTGAAGGAAACATTGCTTCTTTCTTCATATCAACGATAGCATCATAAGTTAAACCAGTACCAGTAATAAATGAAGAAGCTACTGTATCAGCTGAGTTTAAAGCAGTAAATAAAGCTTGGTCTTCATTGTATGACATCCAATCAGTTAATTGTGCTTTAGCATCATTTCTCATATTGAATGCTACTCTTTTTTCATCCATTAAACCTTTAAGTTTAATTGATTGTCTAACTTGGTCAATAACTACTCTTTGGTAGTTGTAAGTCATTGCTTCATTGTTAGTAACATAATTAGTACCATCATGTCCTTCTAATGGAGTATTACCAGTTACACCAGCAGTACCTCTGATTGAGTTAGAGAAACCAAATGTGATTGCATCACCATCTTTTTTTTGTAAATCTCTTTGTACAGATACAATTGATTTACCACCAACACCTTTAAACTTTCCAAAGAAAGTTAATTCTTGATACTTCTTAAATAATTCTGCTTTCCATTGCTCAACAGTTAATCCGTGAGATGTTGCAATACTTGTTGTTGCCATTTTATATTCCTATTTTATATTTTAGTTAGAACCAAATATAGCTGCAAAACCATCTTCAGTTGCTTGATTAGATGAACCTGAATTAGACCCTATATTCTTCATTGAAGGTACAGCTTCTTTGTTAGTACCTTTCTTCATTTCGCTCATTAGCTTTTGTCTTTCTTCTTCTCTAATCTTTTCTCTTAAAGATTGTTCACTTGCTTTACTTTGTTCTTTCTTTGCAGATAGATACTCATATGCTACCTTGTAAGGTTCTTTGCTACTATTGAATGTATTAGCAAAATCTGTATCAGTTGCAACAGCTTCTTTCAAAGCATCTTGATTTACAGTTTCCCAATAACCATCTACAGTATTAGCATATACAGTTTCTTGTATCTGCATTTGTTGAATTTGAATAGTCTTTTTAAGTTCATTAAACTTTTCAACTGGATTATCCCAGAAGTCTTCTTCTTCATCAACCACATCTTCTTCAAGTCCTTCATCATTTGATTGTTCTTTGGCTTGAGACTCTTGTCTTAGCTTTTCGATATATTCATCTTTATCAGCTATTCTTTTCTCCATACCTTCAACCATCTTACGAAGTTCTTCCATTTCACTATTAGGCTCTGTATCCTCGTTAGCTACTTCTGTCTCTGAGTCTGTCTCAGAATCTTGTACAAAACTCTCATCATTAGAGTTATCTTGGTCTGTATTTTCTTCTTGTGTAAGCTCGGTATCTTCCACATTAGGTTCTTGACCTATTCCTAATTCTTCAATAAAATCTAAGTTGCCATTACTCATAGGTTCTGTATCCTTTGGCATATAAAATTAGTTTATAGCCTCGTTTCGGAGGAATTATTACCACTTTACTTTATCAGCCCAATAAGCTGCTGACATAAAGCCTTTCTTTATATTCTTTGCGTGTCTTGCTTTAAAAGACTTTCTTCTTTTCTTAGCTGCCTCTGACTCACCTTTTTTCTTAGGTGAACCACTTACACCTTGCTGACCAAATCTGATAATCTTTTCTTTACCACCAGAACAAGCTTTAACCACATGACTCTTCGTCTTATGACTTGGAGTCTTCTTTGGTTTATTACATTTCATCTTGCTTTTATCAATCTTGTCAGCCATCTTAATTCCTTATAAGCTTCCTAGTGAAGCATTTAGTTTTTCTTTTGCTTTACTTACTTCTTTGTCAACAGCTCTAGCTGTTTGTGTTTGTACTAACTGTGATTGTTGTTGTTGTACTTGACCACCTAATTGTTGTACTTGACCTTGTAATTGTTCTATAACTTGTTGTGCTTGTTGTAATTGTGCTTCTACTTTATAGTAAGACTCTAAATCATTAGCTAATTGATGTTTCTCTTTAATACTAGAATATCTTAATAGTATTTCCATTGGAATAGGTCTTGATGTTTGACCTTGAATTTGAAGTAGTTGTGCAAACTGTTCTTCTCTTTCATTTAATCCTCTTGGAGCATCTTCTATAATAACATCTACATCATCAGAACTCATATCATTCATCTTAAGTAATGTACCATCATCAGTTACTTTAATAGTATTTAAAGGCATAAAAGCATATTCACCATTAGGCTCAATAATTCTAACTACTCTTTCATCAGTATAAAAATCAGGTACTAATTTCATTGTAATTTTAGCTAATCTAAATCTTGCTATTCTTAATTTATTAAGTAATGGAACAATACTATTCTGTGCTTGAGCAATACTCATATTTGCTTTCTTAGCACTTTCATATTGACTTGCTTGACCTACTGAAGCTGGATTTAATCCAGATAAGTAAAGTATATTATCTCTTGCTATCTTCATCATTTCAATATGTGTAGATGCTAATGCAGTATTATCAATAATTTGTATCTTGCCTGAAGCTAATGCACCATCAGTAAGAATAGTAATACCATCTGGTTTAGCTAATGTTTTCTTTGCTTCTGATAAGTCTTCAAAAGCATCTTCTTCAGCTAATACTTGTTTAGCATTCAAGTAGTGTAATGCTTTAGAGTGTCTTTTATTAACTTCATCTTGTGCTGAAGTCATAGCTTTAACTTTACCATAAGGCATATTATCTAAATCTCTATCAGCTACTAACTGAACAAAAGGAAACTCATTACAAGTATATGGTTTTTTCTTAAAGTATAATATTTGACCTTTAACCCATACAACTGTATTAACATCACCATTCTCATCTTTAAACCAAGTATTAATTAGTCTAGGTCTATTTCTATCTGTATTCTGATACCATATTTCATCATCAGAACTAGAGTCAAAACCAAATGGACTTTCATTGCTTGTTTCATTAGATTTGTAATTAGGAAATTGTTTCATAACAATATCTTCATCAGTAAATACGGCATAGTGTATATATCTACAATCAGATAAATCATCATTCTTAGATAATCCATCAAGGAACATATCTCTATAATCAATATGACTATGACTAATATCCACTGAGTCTTCTTTGTTAGCTTCAGGGAATATGTGTAGCCAACCTCTACCAGTAACCATAGTATCTAATAAAGTCTTATCTAATTCATCATCACTATTAGAATTATATTGAATAAAATCATATAGTTTAGTTTTAGCTTCTGCTAATCTTTGGTCATCTAAGCTTCTACCTGCCATAGTAACCTTAGGTCTATTTTGTCTTTCAGAACCAATAATAGAATCAATAGCTGGTTTAATATGATTATATGTAGTTACAGCTTGACCTCTTTCTTCTAGTGCAGCTACTTCGTCAGATGTCCAATGTCTACCATGATAATAGTCATACCATAATTTAGCATTGTCTCTCCAAGTCTTATCCCAAGATGTAGCATCTAAAAACCAAGACTCTAATTGCTCTTCAATGTTTTTCTTATTTAGTTTACTTAATTTAGTATCCAATTCTATGCCTTTTTTAATTATCCAATAATATTCAATGTAAACTTAAATTAAACTTTATGTAGTTTTCCAATTATCAACTTCCTCTTCTATAAAAAAGTTTTCATAAAAATCTCTAATCTTTTTTTGACTTATTTTAGGAGCAGCTCTTGGATATTTAACTCTATTAATAAAAAATGATAAAGCATCACTTCTATCATCATGTGGAGTTCTTGTAAAAAGCAATAACTCTCTTTCAAGCTCATTTATTTCTTCTTTGTCTAAATTGTCAATATGATATATTCTTCTACTTTGATAAAGTGGTTCTAATTGTTCTATTCTAGCTTCTTTTGAACCAGAATGAGAAGGTATCTCTTCTAATGGAAACTTTAAATTTTTTTCTTTCATTTCTCTTTTTATTTCTAGATACATTCCTCTTTGTGCTGCAATAGTTTCTATCCATACTTTTTTAGGATTGTATTTTTTAACTAAACTATATATTAATTTTCTATTTTCAGCAGGAGTATTTCTGTTTGCTATAACTCTAACTACATACCAGTTTTCATGTTCATCAACAGCCATAACTATAATAGCACTTCTGTCTACTGACTTAAGTCTGGTTCTTCCACTTGGAGGTAATGCTGGGTCATAAGCAATATAATAGTTTACATTTTCTGGAACATCTTTAAATTGTATATGTTGAAAATATTCTTCTTTAAAAGTTAATTCTTCATCTGCAACCATAGGATTGTTATGTAATTCACTAAAAAATACAGACATTTTACCTAGTTTGCTATACATTCTTTTAGTTTTGTCATATTCTTCTTTAGGTAGAAGCATAGGTGCTAACATTTCACCATAATCATCTATACATTCATATTTAGCACTACACCATTCATCATTAATAAGTATTTGATGTAAACAACTCATATCTTTTAATATAGTCCCTACATAACAAACATCATATAATCCTCTTTTATTTACAGATGGCAATACATCAGTAAGAATAAAATTTAAAATACTATCTGTACCTGCTGTTTCATTTGTTTCAATATCATCAAGAACATACATATCTGGTCTTGTGTCAATATGGATTAAACCTCTACATGATTGCCCTGCACCTTTAGCAACTAACCTAACACCACTACTTGTAGTGAAGTCTGTTTTTGCCCAATCAGTAGTTTTAAATACTCCACCAAAACCAAAGTCTCTAATTAACTTTCTATTATGCTCTAATTCACTTCTAATTCTAACTACGAAGTCTTTAGCCTTGTCTTCACTATCTGATACAATAACTATAAATTTTCTTTCCATAAAACATATTCTATATAATACTAATAGAAATGTAATAATTGTACTTTTAGCATGACCTCTTGGGAAGGCAACTGCTTTTAATTTATTATTTGAAACCATTAAAGCTAACATATCTGTATGTATTTTAGGGTGCAGTGTAGGGAAATGTTCTGGGAAATAAGTTTGACCAAATAACATTATAGCTTCTGCTTTTTCTCTGTTCTTTTTAGCATTAATAGATTTTTGACCAGCTTCATTTGTCCACATTGATACCTTAAATATATCATTTGGTTCATATGATTTTCTATTGCTAATTAGTCTCGACATCTATAACCTCTTCACTTACAGCAGTTTTATGCAAAGATTTTTGCATATCTCTTAATTGTTG